CGCGCAGCAGGCCGAGCAGGACAAGCGGCTGGTGCTCGAGCAGCGGCTGACGGCCAGTGACAAAACCCACACCGAGAAAATGACCAATGCTCAAAAGAACCAGGCTCTTCTGCGCGATCGCCTTGCCACTTCTGATCTGCGGCTGTCAGTCCTCCTCGACGCAGGTACAGCCGGTGGCTATTCAGTGCCTGCCACCGCCGGCGCCGGCGGCGTGGATCATGCAACCGTACGAGCCGAACTTGACCCAGCGCATGCTCAAAGAATTGTCGCCATCACCGGTGAAGGCGACCGGGGATTGATTGCGCTGCAAGCCTGTCAGGCCTATATCCGCACGCTGACCGATGGCTCAGAGCCACAGTTGCGACCTGATCGACCTTGACCCATGATTTAGATTCCTGTTGATGAAGCGGTGCCATGGACAAGCAGCTGGCTGGATACTCAATAGTACTGACGATCATCTGGGTATCAGCGGTAATCGCTGTGATGTATTGGATGTCGAGCTGAATGTAATGGTGAGCGATATGGAAGGCGTGGTGCTGGGCGAAAAGATGCAGCGAGAGGCGGACCGGCTGCTGGCGCAAATTGTCCGGGCCGATTCGATGATTATCGCGGTGAAGGCGGGGGCACGTGCGGATGGCTTCGTGCTGGGATTGGAAACCGGCGGTGCTCTGCGCGCCGGCGACGCTGAAAGGCTGTACATCATTTTTGAAGCGGCTCTGGTGGAGCGCTTGAAAATATTGTCGCGCGGCTGAATCATTCGACCGGTTCGATCAGGCCCGGGCCTTGGTTTCGGACATTTCCCACGGCCCGGTCAACTTTAAACCACTCAAACACCTCAGTCGGCTCGCCCTGGTGCAGCACCATTTGCTCAGCGCGCTCTTTCGGTGTGGCCGGGTCCAACCATTCTCTGGCCAGCTCCGGCGATAGAGCGACCGGTCGCCGGTCGTGGATGTCGACCATGCCGCCGGCACTGTCAGCGGTGATGATGACAAAGCCGTCATACTCGCTTGGATCATGCTCATCGTTCGGATACTGGCCGATCGCGGCGCAGAGGATTGGCGACTGATCCCGATGCCGGATCAAGTACGGCTGCTTTTTCGGGCCGCCTTCATCAACCCACTCGAACCAGTTGTTGATCGCGATGATTGCCCGGTGTGGCCAAATCGCGCGGAAGAATGGGCCGTGGGCGACTTTCTCGACCCTGGCGTTGATCGGTGCGGCGCGATCCTTGGCCCAGTGCGGGCGCCATCCCCAGCGGACCATGTCGGCGTGCAGGAACTGACCTTCCTGATGGAAGAGGGCGAGCTGAGCAGTCGGCGCGGCGTTGTACCGCTCAAGAGGCTGCTCGCCGGTTGAGTTGATCAGGGCGTTTGGCATGCTGAGCGCTGCCACGAAGTCGTGAATACCGCTGTACTGGGAGAGTCGTCCGCACATTGCCAGATCCTCACATGAGCTTTCAGCGTAGACCTGCTGGTGCTGGCTTTGTCACAAAACCTTTTCCGGAGCAGCTCTGGCAGTCATCCCGCGTGCCAAATTGATCAAGGCACACAGGGCAGGTGCAGAACACCGCTGATTCAATGTGTGGTCGCACCTTTTCAAAAGTACGCAGATCGCGCTCTTCCTTTGCGACTTGGCCAGCATCAACCAGCGCGCGGTAAGTGTCTGGGTCGTCGATGGGGCTGTAGTCGACGCCACCGATGACCCGCTCAGTTTCGACCAACTGGTATTGCTGCCCATACATGGCCAGGATCAGTCCGGAAATTTTGCCAATGCTCCTGGAGAGCCCCAGGTTGAGATGTACGCCTTCTGGACCAGAGTAAACCTTCCCGTCGTACGCGAATGACGCGCCTCGCGGCGTGGCAGATGCGAAGTTGAATATGGACCGGCTGATGGTGCCCAGCAGCTTTCCGTTGTCGATCTGCACGACCCTGTAGGTCGACGCACCGCGGTAATGGCCCGGCGAATTCTGCAGTTCCTCGACGGCGTGCCAGTAAGCAGCGTCTGCCACCTCGTTCATTTCGAACTGTTCAAGCTGGTCGATCAGTCCCTCTGTTTGCAGCGCCACTGACATCTCATGAAGGGTTTCGCGGTGCCCCTCTGGGTTTTGCATGCGGAAATCTTGATCATCGAGAGTTGAGCGCCATCGCTGGAGTCGGAGGGCTTTCGCCTGGTCGAAATTCATGGGAACGGATTCACTGTACAAATGCTGTATGCATGTACAGTAATCGAGTCCCGGCAGGTGGGCGAGGGTGAAGCGACGAGCTGTAACCGGTCATCTTCGAAATGACGTCGCTGATTTGATGACAAAAAGTTGTACGGCTAAATTTAAGTGGTACAGCTTTTTTGGAGTTAAACAGAATGACCCCTCTGGATAGACTTCTGAACTGGCACTCGGATTGGCGGGTTTCGAGTTCCACAGTCGAGTGCAGACACTGCGGCGCCTTGCAACATGAGGATGCGAAATCAGAACTGTTTGAACACGACCCGACCTGCAAGCTCTACCAGGCAAGAATAAATCCGTGGCGAGAGTTGCATGAGATTACGACAGCTTTTGGCCGGAGTGACCCGGTCATTCGGGAGTCATCAGCACGGCCAGCGTCATCTTGATGAATTCTTCATTCCTGTCGATCGCCGTGAGGGAGCTGCGAACATTCTCGCCGACCTCCGTTGCTCCACGTTTCTCAACCCAGAGGGTGAGCTCCATGATGGCAGCCTCGAGGGCGAGTTGGTTCTCGTTGATTTTGTAGAGCAGGGAAGGGAGTAGATCAGAGTTGGACATGGCGGTTTCCTCCGAGGACGAAACCAGAGTAGCAGGGGGATCTTTCGGGCGGCAGAACGCCGAGGGGAGGGAGTATGCAAAAACGGCATGATGCAGTTGGATGGATTGTCGTTTTCTAAGCACCGGGAGTGCCGATTTCTTTAGAAAATTCCGGGCCGCAATTATTTTTTAGTATCTGAAAACATTGGCCCGGATGAGTGTGGATAAGGCGGAATTGCGGCCCGGAAAATTGGTTCTAACCCGCAGCCCGCTTGATTTTGGCGTAGGACTTAAAATCCCCCGCTCGTAAGGGCGTGCCGGTTCGATTCCGGCTTCGGGCACCATGAATATCAAGGGCTTGCATGACATACCTCATGCAAGCCCTTTTTCGTGCTCATACAAACGCCTGCCCGCTAAATCCTCTAGGCAAACGCTGAAGCCCGGCCATAGCCGTCAACCGCTCGATCCACTCGGAACGCCAGTCGGACGCCGAGCGTGCAGCCCAGGATTGGCGAGCCGCGCGCCGCGCCTCATTGCGCTGATTTTTGCGCGCATCCTTGTACGCATCGGTATTGCGGCAACTACGGCACTTCACTCGATTGAGTTCGCTGCTGGAGGAGAGGTTGTTGCCCTTGTGCCCACAGGCCAGATGCCCGTCGACTTTGAAATGAATGACCATGGGACGTCTCCTTGGTGACGTGTAAAGGTTTTGACCTCTCACGACCAAGGGCGTTCTTTCATGCCCCAGGCGAATCGACGAGCTATCTGAAGCGTGGTAGTGGCCGATCATTGGGTTTGAGCGACGACAAGGTACTGCGAATGAGGGGAGTGTCCTTGTCGATATCGTTCAGCCGGTCGCGGATGCGCAGAGCGGTCGGGTGTCCGCCTTGATGATCGACCCAGTCGGCGATCTCTTTGCAAG